CATACGACTCGTCTGTTTGGACGGGCGATTATTTCTTAGAGACTATGATAGAGTCTGCTTATCCAGGTTCGTGCAACGTGTCTCATGTAAAGTCCAAGCCTTTTAATGCTACGAGACCTTACTTAGGACACACAGAAGTCTGGGAGTGCCAGTCTGGGTATTTACCCCCAGTTCCTAAACCATCGCTGGAATGGGAAACACTACCAACGTCAAACACAGCTGGTCTAATTCAAATCCTTGCGGAAATGGATCAAACAGTTGCTATGTTCGGTTTACGCTTTTGGCAGTCCCTTAATTATGGGGCTATCAACTGGGGCATTCTGCCCTTGATCTCTGATGTGAAAGCCATTCTTCGCATAATTGCGAACTTGGAGACTAACCTCAGAGACTTTGCGTATAAGACTTCTACAAAAGAGGATCACGATTTTGATGTGACCCAAGGTGGGGACCGCTTTCATGGTACCCAGTATTGCACTTATCACTATATTGGTAGAGGCGACTTAGGAGTTGGCCGTGAGGCTCAGATACTCTTAGATCGTTTAGGCTTCATGCCTGACATCGCGACAGCGTGGGATCTTATTCCCTTTTCGTTTGTCGTTGATTACCTCTTCCCTGTTGGTGATTATCTGGAATCTTTCCGTGCTGGAGGGTGGGTTCGTTCCTTTACATTTCATGGTTGGTTGTCCTGTACACGCGTAGTTGCAGGTACCTGGAGTGCCTATGAAAGCACACCGATGCCTGTTTCTGCTGAGTACAAGTACCGGACTTATGACCGGTGGGCAGTTTCAAATTATTTTTTGAGCACAGCCACTGAAGTTAACGAACCTACTCTAAAGCTACCGTCTTTCCGCCAGATGTTCAACATGTGGTGGCTCTTTAATGAGGCAAGACGGGCTCGTCGATGAAGTTCACCCTCTTTTTGGTGTGAGGTGTTATGTTTACAGTTGACGAATATCGTGCAGCTCAACCTCGTATCCGGTACATCAGCGCGTTATTACAGCGCGTTTGTCAAAAGGCCTATTTTGAGCTAACGCTCGAAGAAGCCTTCCTATTGGATGCAGTTTTGCTCGCCGATAACCGAGTTTTGGAAACAAAACTTTTGACAGTAGAAGAGAGATCTTCTACTCCCACACTGCTTGATATAGAACTCTAGATCAAGCACACTTTTTGTCGTGTGTGTGAGGACACTATGCCTTTCGGTACTATTACCGCTCAAACTCTTACGTACGATCCCCGTTCACCGGGGGCATATACACGCACAACCGTTGGATTTGGCCAACCCGACAATTCTTTTATTGTCCGTGGTGCGTCTGTCAACAACGGCGTGTATCGTGCGTCTGTTTCTAAGATTCTCCAGAAAGATGTGACTGTTAACGGGTCTACCGTAAGGCGGACCTCGACTTTTACATCTTCTTGGGTGACTACAGCTGATTTTACGGCTGCAGAGATTGATTCACAAGCTTCTGATGTTGCTGAATTTTTAACCAGCACGACCATAACTCGAATCAATCAAGGAGAAAGCTAGTGTAGAGTCTTCGGGCTCTAGTGAACGGGGACTTTGTCCTGCTCTTTGTCTATGCCTTTAACCTTTGGCACGGAGCGAGCATGAACATTGTTTCCCTTTACCAGGCACTTCTCAGAGACCTCGACGTAGATGATTCTTCATCGAATTATTTGCTTCGACGACTCTCTTGTGAGGGTCATACTTTTGTTACACGCTTTTTACCTTCTTTTTCAAAGCATCTTTTACGATGCCTAGAGCAAGGAGTTTGGAGTTCTTTTGGAACTTCAATTCGCGTGAAACAAGGGCTCCCGGTGTTATTCCGTGGTTTCCTTGAGCAAATCTTCGAATATGATATCCATTGTCATGTTTGGAGGAGCCGACGCTCTAAAGCAGACCCAGTTTCAATATGGGTTATCCGTCAAGCCTGTGAATTCTTCTACAAGCTTGCACTGCCTTTCTCTAGTGACCAAGTGGCCACTTTTTATGAGAAGTTTTTAGCAGTTGAGGAGACTGTTTTAGACGAAGGTGAGTATGATGCTCAGTTCGTTGACACGATGAGGAAGAGGCTTGAAACCTACTTCCCTTCTGTATGTGCAATTACCCATGATGATATTGCTAAAGCTGCGCACCCTGGTCCTGGGACATTTTCTGAATGTTCTCAAGACTGGTATTTACGTAACTACAGCGCCATCCAAGTACCACATGCAGCCAAGGATGTTCGCTACGCTTTTCGATTAAACAAGCGAGCAAAACTTCCCGACTTCTATGATGACGTTGAGAATTCTGAAGTACTTTTCGTACCTAAGGACTCTCGAGGTCCACGAGTAATCGTGCGGGAGCCATATACGTCTCTTTTGCTTCAGATGGGCTATAACGCCTGTCTAAGTAAAGCTCTAGAGATCGACTCCTGTCGTCGTGTCAACACCCGCGATCAGTCGATTAATCGACATCTCGCAAAGGCCTCCTCTATATCGTTGGAAAATGAAACCTCTGACCTCGAAGATGCTTCTGACCGTACTAGCAATAGTATTGTCAACAAGCTTTACCGCAATCTACAATTGGGGCGCGTTGTTCGTCTTTATAGAACACGTTGCACCCAGCGGGCCGTTCCTAGATCTTATAGAAAGTCTGGAAACGACTCTCGTAGACTAATCAAGCTTAAAAAGCTTGCCGGTATGGGTTCTGGTTTCACGTTCCCTA